TAATTTAAGTATACTACAATAACCTTTATTTGTCAAGTTAAAAATAGAATCTTCTTTAAATTTGTTCTTGCAAGCATCCAATAAAATTCTATTGCAATCATCAGAAAAGATTTTAGTAATACTCTGCTTTCTTCGATTCCACTCAATTAAATTACTATCTGCTTCTTCCATTGAATAAACCGCAGTATCGCTACCGTAAGCAAAGTTTGCAACATAGTATTGTATTAGTTCTTTGTCTACTGGATATTTTCTTGCAAGTTTCTCAAACATAAGACGATCATTCCTAGCATTAAATGCATCACGTGTTCCCTTTAGGTTACCACGATTTTTAAATACATCGAAATTGTCTTTAGTGAAATGGAGTCTGACAGCTATGTAATACTTATACGCTTTGAATCCGTCCATTAGACATCCAGTTGTGCTTTCTTAGGGAGATAATTAAGTTCTTGCATATTGAGTGCTACCTTTTCCTTCAAAGACTTGTTGACTAACTTAGCAATGTCTTGTGGTTCAAGATAGTTTTCTTTACAGTATTCAAGAATAGCGTCCATATGAGTGATACGCTTTTCATTGACAACCTGTTCAATGTAAAGAGAAAATTCGTTTGATGTTTTAAACATTCGTAGTGTGTTTATTGAGGTAGTAATTGGCTGTTCTAATAGCATGATTAAGTTCAGAATATTCTTTCGATTTAATATTATAAAGTTTCCAGATGTTAGTATCTGTTTTTTCGGGATCCATTTTGTTACCGAATTTATCAAGATACAAACTGAAAAATTTGTCAAGTTTCATCTTGTCATTCAATAGGCTAATGTAAAGATCTTGCACTTCCTTTACGTCGCCCATATGACTTGCAGATACAATTTTATTCAATTTAGCGTTCATTATTTAGTCTTTCGTTGTATATAATCAATAACTTCTATTGCGTCTTTATATCCAGACAACTCTACTGCTTGTTCCAGATAATCTTGGGACTGCTCAATGTATTTGGCACGTTGCATTTTAGCAAGTTCAACAATGTTCAGTTCATAAAACTCTTGATCCGTAGAACCATCGTTATAAACATGTTCCCAAGTGCCATCTTGCTTCAAGCGAATCTTCATCAGGATTTTCTTTTCCATCAACCTCTCCTCATTCTAGCAATGTCAACTGCTTGTTCATCAGAAAAAATAGGAACAGCATTCGACTTATGCATGGTGCCAATACCTTTGATCGCAGTACCAGTATACACTTTATCAGGTGCTTTAGTACATGGACCACCAGTAAAGGGGAGACTCGGAATCTTAGGTGTCTCACGACAAGCAGGTGTACCGAGTGAGTATACATCACTGAGTGATTGTTCTTTCCTAGGAGCAACCTTCTTTGTGGCATACTTCTTCAACATGGCTTCCCATGATGCTTGCAACTCACGTTGCTTTGCATTTTGTTTACGTTTCTTGGATCGACCAAGACTGGTGTGAATAAGAATCATAATATAATTATACCTCAATATTGAATTAAAGTAAAGCAGTTATTTGCAAAGTTCTTTAAAGGTTTTGACCTCGAATTCACCCCATCTTTTATAGGATCTGGGTGCCAAATCTCCAGTCTTAGATGAGAATGCAAAGTCAACTCCACCTTTCATCATTCTGGTTTTCCAATCATGAAGTGGAATAAGAAACATTCTATAATTTGTTTTATTACGTCGGTCGTCTAAGTGTGTTATGAATATACGTAAATGACCATGTTTATTTTTTAATGCTGCTGGGGATAATACTGCAGCGTTGTTTGTATACTGATGCTTATCTTTATATTTGTTATGTTTTCTGGCACGAGCAGTCATATATTTTGCATCAGAACCATCTGTATAATCTTCGCCATCTTTATTAGATTTTTTCAATTTTTTATTGTTGTCGAGAATAGCTTGTTCTAGAAGATTACTTACAGAAACACCACCCCATATCGCCAGTGTTTTTGCTTGTTCAAGACTGATACCAGCAGTACTAGATTTACTTAATTTTTTCCACAAAAATTCTATTGCTGCTTGATCTGAAATGGTTGTATTTTCACTATGGTTAGTTGACATAATATATCCTTAAACGATTTTACTAATCGAAACATCATACGTCACTCTTTCCATTTTGTGATCATAAACGTGCATTCTGGAAGAAATGCCAACAGCATTAAACATATTTTCGAACAGTTGACGCACAACTGTATTGACAGCAACAAAATCGCCAACGCCACGTTTGATAGCAGCACCTGTAGTATAAAAAGATACGCCATTCACAATAACACGATATTTCATAACAGTTCCTTTTCAATCATCATAAGACTATTATACACTGGATCTGAATTATTGTAAACCCCCCAAAAAACCCCTATAAAATCAACGACTTAGATACCCTACGATCTGTAGGGTTATTTTTTAGTAGGGGTATTTCCTTGTCCATGAGCCACTGCGTAGGCTACGCACATAACATCACCACTGGAATATGCACATTTTACTGCCACTGGGTCAATACCTTTAACGATTGCTGATTCAATATTTGACTTAATAGCGTTGGTTTGATGATAACTATAAAACGTAAAACATACTAATGCTGTCATAACGATTAATGTTATACCAATGATAAACCCAAGTTTATCTTTACTGTTGTTAGTTAATTCTGGCATTTTAGTTCTCCTTACCATGTTCCATCATCTATAATACCTCGAATCCAAACTGGACCGAGACTAATAAAAATCCCACGCATTGCAGGATTTAAATCATCTGGATGTAAAAAATCAAAACGCAGTTCCCAATGACATGGGTTAACAACTACACCAAACCACATTCCTGAATATCTTGCGTATTTAATTAATGTCTTTAACTGCATCACATAACCCCAAATCTTTTGCTTCGGTTGCTGATAACCACATATCTTGTGGAGGTAAAAGCACTTCACGAATTTTCTTCTCAGATAATCCTGTGCATTTTTTATAATGACTAATCATACGTTTGGTCGTCAAGTCAAACTCTTTGACTGTTGCGAACAACTCATGTTCTTTGCCGAACGCACCCCATGAATACTGGTGTGACAGAATAGAAGTATTCGGTGTAAGAATACGATTTCCCTTTTCGCCAGCAATAAAAATCATAAGACCAGCTGAAGCGATTTGACCAAGACCAATTGTTCTAATTGGAATGGCTGAACCACGCATAGTATCAACTAATGCAAATGCTGCATTTAAATCTCCGCCTGGAGAAGTGATTACCATGTTAAGTAAGTCAGCACGATCTTCTTGGAAATTGTTTTCAAAGATCCATTCTACTGCTTGTTTACAAGTTGCTAATGTAACTTCTTCCATTAACAAGAAGAACGAATGACGTGAGTGTTCTTCTTTTACCTGTAAATTCAATTTTTGCATCATATTTTGCACCTTTAATCCTTGTAAAAAATGTGTCTACCAATTACTGTAGTCTTCTGTAAATTCTTCCAATTTGGTCGTACATAATCCGCATGATAAAATTTTGCGCCATATGTATTATCTTCTAGTACCTCATAATTAGCATAAACATATAACGCAACTTCTAAATTTTTGTTATATACTTCTTGATTTATAGATTTTCTTGGCTCACAAAACCAAGAAAATTGACAAGCAATTCTTGTGTCGCCGATTGATTCTACCTTAGTTTTTTGTTTAACTACGCTACAAATATCTTTCGGAAACCTTGGATCTAATACTCTATTCATCGTTACCATAGCAACAGCGACTTGACCATCTCGGGGTTCATGCCCTGCTTCATAATAAATGTTTTCAGCCAAACAATCAACTTGTTGTCTAGCGTCAGTGGTTAACTGTCCATACTTAATGTTAAGTATAGTGTATCCTTTACTATAAAATGTAGCAGCAGCTGTTAGTGCTACCATTACTGCTATCGAAATAAATGTAACTCGGATTAAATTCATAAATCTCCTTAGTAAGTTAAAGAGTGTGCATGTGACTGCACACTCCGATCCCTATCAGGTGGACTTCTTAGTCTTTGTATCTAGTGGGATGTTGGAAACGAAACCATTCAGGGCAGTAGCCTTAGCAATAATTTCAGTTTCTGTTGGGATAGCAGGAAAACCTGGATGATCAGGAATCGTGCCACCATTGAGTTTAGCAGATTCGACTTTCATATGCCAGTCGTTGCTAATTTGTTCACGCTTACCGTAATATTCATCGTTAAGCATGTCTTTCGCCATTTTTAATAGTTCAAGGCGAATCTCGAACGGAGTCATGTTACTCATATTTTACTACCTTTCTGTGTTGTGTGTAAAAAGGTGGTTTTATTGGGTTCCACCAACCCACTGTCTATTATTTAGGTATTACTTTTTCGCTGCGTCAGCTTTTGGCTCTACTTTCTTAGGAGTAGGTTTCTCAGACTTAGGTGCAGGAGGACATTTACCTTGTTTGTCCTTAGTTACGCAGTTTGTTTCTTCTTTCTTTGCTTCTGGCTTCTTTGCAGGTTCTGCTGCGAAAGAAACAGTTGCGAATGACAACATTACTAATGCGATAATCGATTTCATGATAGTTCCTTGTAAAAGTTAATATGATCCACTGCATAATTAATGTCGCCACTTTAGTTAGTACAAGAGCCAATTGGGCATCGGTTGCTAACATCGAGCAAAGACTTCACTAATTCGTGGTAGGTTATTCTGTTACGAGGAAACCTACCGAAACCCTAAGCAGTGTTTAGGCTGCTAATGCGAACTGTGCGTCGTTTGCGTTTACGTTGTTTACTTTTTACGACTCTCTGTGTCGTGCTGTCCACTCTGTTACTTATTGCCCTGTCGAAACCATGGCACCCCCAACTGAACATACTCAGCGTTTCGCTTTGCTACCGATAACTCGGTTCGGAATATGTTCAGGTGGAGGTGGTGGGAGTCGAACCCACGTCCAGAACACCTTTCTCATTGCTTCATACAGCAATTCTTACATTACGCCATCTTTTGTTGACTTGATTAGCGTAACTTGTCCGTTCGCACCAATAACAACTTTAAACATATCTCCCTCTTTCCATCCTTCAGGAAGTTCTTTCTGTTCAAATATAATTATATTTGGTGCAATCTCAGCATTTAATACCATTATACCCTGCTTTCTCATTAATGTCAAATATTCTTTATTCGTTTATAATCTTGTCGCAACTTTTTAAATTCTCCGATCCAGTCATCTCTCTTCTCTTCAAAGATTAATGGTTCGTTGTCATCAACACCCATAATAATAACTAACTTACCAACAGGAATTCCTGTTCGTTCTTCGAAAGCAACTGCATAAGCAGATGTTTGCATAAAGTATCCGTAAATATTATCACGAGTCTTAACTCTTGCAGAAGTTTTAAAGTCAATAACTGCAAGTTTCCCATCATACTCTGCAATACAATCAACTGTTCCTGCAACTTCCAGATGATCTGAATAAAGCGGATCTTCTAACGCATGTATGTTATTTATCTTGTCTAGATGTGGAATTAACGACCTGTAAACTTCTTGATCGAATATATCTGGTTCAGCAGACTCTCCACGCAAATAGGATTCGCAGAGGGTGTGAATTCTTGTTCCACGTGTTGCTGCTCGATTTGAGATTCGGTTGGCTTCTGCTTCTCCGACTTTTTTTCGCCAAGCGATGATTGCTGCTTTTGAGTGCAATCCTGTAACTGTGGTGATGCTTGGATAGGCTCGACCCGATGGCGTTTTATATACCCTCGTACCATCGGGTTTTGTGTCACGTTCAAGTTTGGGTAAATCATGATGTATAAAATTTTTCATTATGTAAGTAAATGTATAGCCTCATTGTAGTGTTTAATGCGATCGTCAAGACCAATGTATCCACCATTGATTTTACGTGTCATTGTCTTGATATCGCCTGCGTCTGCTTCTCTGTTTAATGCATTTTTATTCCAGAACCAAATAGCTGACATCAATGCGAAGTCTCTATCAGCAGTAACCCAATCTGGGTTATCAAATAAGTTCTGCCAGTCGTCAAACATATCTTTGGCAAACTGCATGTAATTGTTTTTACCAGTTAATTGAATCGGACCACGTCCACGATATTTCCATCCATCGCCTGATTCTTCTGGACCATTACCCATACGATTAGCATAAACTTTGTTAGCAATCATTTCAGGTTTGCGTGCATAAGGTGTCGCTGATTCAAGAGTAGGGAAATACTTCTTGAAAATACTACATAAACCTTGTGCGGAGTAATTTAAGTTTTCTTCAAATACTGTCCAACCACCAGACTCGTGACCACACTGTGCGAGGAAAGCTGCAACACGATGTGGTGTATTAATCTCATATGTTGGAAACACATTATTCATTGATGTAGCCCAAGATGCTGGATCTTGTGCTCTTGGGAATAAATGTTTGAATTGTTCTGCTGTTATCATTTCTTGTTATCCTCGTAATCTTCGTACTTTAACTTAGCCAAGATATAATCTTTAACTAACGATGAACGAACGATATCATCTACAGTAAACTCGATGCGAGTAAACGCTTTCATGTGTTGAGCAATATCAAAGAATTTCAAAATACCTGTAACATCGTTCTTTCTTTTATTTAGATCGGTTTGACGATAATCGCCACACCAAATAATTTTAGACATATGCCCGACACGTGTCATAACTGTATCGATCTCTTCATATGTCAAGTTTTGCATTTCGTCAACGATAATAATTGCATTATCGAAAGACATACCACGAATAAAAGAAGTTGAAATAAAGGTTACATAACCCTGTTCTTCTAAACGATCCCATGCGTCTTTACGATCAAATAACTGATGACAGATCTGACGATATGGTTGTTCATAGATTTCCATCTTTTCACCAACGTCGCCAGGAAGATGACCAATCTCTCTAGATTGAACAGCAGAGCGAACTACAATGATTTTATTGAATGGGTTTGATTTATCGAGAACTTCTTCTATTGCTTTATAGAGTGCAATAAAAGTTTTACCAGTACCTGCTACTCCATGTAATGCTATAAAATAATCACCTGTTTTATATGCGTCAAAAAATAATTTCTGATTATCGGTGAGTGGCTGAAATGTTTTTAAATTATCTAAACGTAATTTTAACTGATTACTGGTAACAGGTTTTGTTTCACGCTCGTCATTATGAATGTCTACTACTTTCTTTGCAGCTGATGTGCGAGCCATTAAAAATCCTTGAGTTATAATTGTGAGGAAGTTTTACTTAAATCGTTATGTGGATTTCTTTCGTTAATTTTTTGCAGCACCTCCTTGAATCCTGTATCCTTTTTAACAGAAACGTGATCGCCTGTAATTGCTGGCGCAGTTATAACAGATTGAATATGAGGGTTGTCGTTGAGAAATTGCTCACGATCCGCAATTTTCAGAAATTTGTCAAACTTCTCGCCAGTGTTTGTATCGATAAAAGTGTATGTAGGCATAATTGTATTTAGCAAATCCAAGACGGAGTTGGACGATTTTTCCAAGAAAACATTCTCGTCTTATCGCCGAGATAATAATTTTTGTATGATGTGATAGAATCTCCTGCTACTTTATAGTGGTCTGGCATGGCAGGAGTCGGTTCAGTAAATGGTTTATCTTTGGGGATATTGTTGGGTGGATACTGCAACTCACCAAGCAACATAGAACACTTATGCACTTTACCGTAGCGATAATTATATTCCTTAATCAAATCACGGAACATATTGTATAGCCATTGATAATTTTCAAGAGACTGTCTCACCCAAATAGCCGAAGGATGATTAATATGGGTAGCACTGTAAAGGACATCGTTGCGATGATCGCTAATAGTCCAAGTTTTTTTCTTACGCCCAGAAACCGAAGTAGTAATGGACTCGTGACCATCAAGGACACGATGAGCAGTAGATAATAGTTGAGCATATTCCAGAATCATCTTTACGCAATGTTTGTCAACGTGCATTTCTGCACAAATTTTTGTATCGTGGTGTAGATAAAATATATTCATAATATAATTATACTCCAATATTGAATTAAAGTAAAGCTACCAATGTCGTACAACACCTGCAATAATAAACAAGTTTGTAATAATGTAAACAGCTAAAATGAAAGTTCGAACGTATGCAATCTGATCTGACTCTTGGTCTGTTCTACCGCTCTTCTCACCAATCGCTTTAGCCCAAATTCTCCAAAGATTTTTGATGTTTGTATTCACGTTTCAACCAATACTTATATTTACTAAAATATTCTTGCGCAGATGCTTCTGGGATAGCCATTCCTAACTCCATATATTCATCTTTATGTTGCATCCACATTTCTTGAATCCAAAATCTAAATGTCATGTTAGCATCCTTATTAAGCCAATAAAGTCAATCGTCACCAAGAGCATGTAGTTAGCCAGCATCCCAAATGATTTCCTAGTATAAGCAGCCCAAGCATACATAGCACAACCACTAATCCAAATAGGATAAAGAATAAGTAATGGCGGAGTGGGAACAGTAAGAGCCATAGTGATACTGCACCCAATACTAATAGCCCAAGCAAGTAATTCAATGATGAAACGAACTGGGTGAGAGTACCAATCATCCTTTATCCATTTAAATGTTGTTGTGAGTAAATCATTCATCCTAGCCTTAATCCGTCAATTGCACGAAGTTGTGTAATAGTTGTGTCAAGCAGAGGGATTGTTGCTGCTGCACTGGTGTGCAAAATTCCACGACCACCTGCTCTATTGAATGGGTCAATACATCCTGCTGAATCGTCCACTAAAATGTTTGGGAACATGCTTCCGTATGGATGTAATGCATATTTTGATTTCTCTGACTTAGAACGAACAAAATTTGGTTTGTAATTAATGTTCTTTTCTTTGAGCCAGTTTTTCTTTTGCTTTTTAACTTCATCGCCAACAAATGGATCGAATGTTCCAACTGATGTTAGAATTTCAATATCAATATCATCAATTGTTTTTACATGCGTCAACAGTTGTTCTGCGTCTGGCATAAAATTTAAATCTCTAAAAATTTTATATTCCATTACAGCTTTTCTAAATTTTCTTCCATTGTCGATTGTGCCACCAATTTCTTGGTATGCTGTGTTAAAATCTGACAATACGCCATCCATATCTAAATAAAGTTTAATTCTCATGGTAATACCTTTTTATTTTTTTACTTTTACAAATTTGTGGAAATTTGGTGGTTTCCATCCTTCTGGTTTTAAGATCTTACCATCTTCTCTGCGAATAACTTTTCCAGTCACCTTATCAATTTTGGCAAGATTGGATTCTGCACCCTCGTCCCAGATTTTTTCACAATCCCAGCCACGTGAATGCATGTAGCCTACGATAACCCAAATCATATCAAAACATGCATCAATTGTTTCTGCGTCATCTTTAGCACGAAGTGCATCAATATATTCACGATACTCTTCGTCAATTAAACTAGAGTAAAGATCTGCTTGGTCATAATTATCTTCTCCAACTTTTTGTCCAGCTGAACGCATGAAAACATGAACATCGGTAAATACTTTACTCATTTGTTTCTCTCCGTATCAAAATAAAATCCTGAATGGTTTATTTCATCGGGGTTGTATTTAGTTTCAGTAGGTGTTTGGAATTCTTCATTGTACCATTCTTGGTCTGAAGGTTCATCTACGATGTAATCTAAAACTCCTTGCGGATAATATCCACAACCACGAATAAACAAATCAAAATGTTCTAGAACATTGTCTAGACTATCAACGTAAAATTCATAATTTACTTTGGTGCCATCTGGCTTACCATAAAGATCTGTATGTTCTGCAATTAGTGTAAACTTAGGCATAGTCCTGCTCCATAAATTTAATTTTATCTTTAAGTTCTTGGTTTTCGTCTGTAAGTCTCAAAACTTGAGCATAAAGATATGCTACAGCTTCCTCGATCTCATTGGGACAAATTTTGTTATTGATATCTTCAATATGATTCTCAATCTGTTTTTGTGTTTTCATCTTTCTTCCTCAAAGTCCAACTTCCATCTTTATTGTCAATCCATTCGAGGACATCTCCCTCTTTCCATCCTGCAGATTCCATCAGGTCGTCAGGGAATTCCAAAATTTGCTCGCCAGTTGCAGGGTCTTCCTGTACTTCTATGGTCCATCGTGTCTTACTCATAATGTATCTCCAACCAATTAGTTTCTTCTGGTAGAATCTCCATGGAGACTCCATTCTTTTCAGCTCGATCAATCATACCATTGAGTACAGAACCACCATACGCATTCGTTCCATAACAACCTTTATGACAATCATAGATTGAACCAGAACTACCCTCAAAGGAATACATGTTCCCCTCAAGAGTAGCTCTAGTAATACCACTGTTTAGTTTCCAAGAGTCAGACCCAGCATATCCACCATACCAACAAGCAAAAACTTTATGAATAGGTGGAACATCCTTGCCAGTAATCTTAACGACTACCCATTTGTCTGGTGTATAATCACTCATACTTCAACCACTTTCAATTCAAAACGATCTGCACGATCTTCGTAGTTGATATAACCACGAGGATTGCACACAACACGAGTGGAACCAATCATGTAGTCAAAGTCTTCATGAGTATGACCATGAGTCCACAACTTAATTCCTGGACGCTGCAAAATAAATTCGTTTAGATTGCTGCTATATCCACCATTCATCAGTGTCTCATCTTTGTAACGAGGATGGGTAGAAGATTTACTTGGAGCATGGTGACCAACCACAACAATTTTCATTGATAGTGGCGTATCCAAATACACATGCTCAACAAACTTAATCATCTTCTTGTGGTCTTCAACTGCATCTTCAGGACACCATGTCGCAGGTTCTTCTTTGAATTTGAATCCATCTTGAACAGTGCGATTGATGTCTCCAACTTTCTCAGTGACGTAGTTACCATTCTCATCTTTCTTGTAAACGGGAACTTTACGTGTAAGTATACGATTACTGTTTGCACAAATACGGAAGTCATTCATCATGCCACGGATATGTGCAAGAGTTACAGGATCTTCGTTATTCATATCAGTCCACAAAGTGCCACCGATGAAACGAACACCATCAATGTCAACAGTTTCTTTATCAAGAAAATGGACATTACTTAGCATGTTTGATGCCAGCATCGAGCGAATTTTGTTGGCACTCTCAGCAACGTCGCCATGATAATGCTCATGGTTACCCATTACATAAACCACATGAGGAAACTGAAAACTGCAACGCTTAAAGAAGTCAACGATGCGACTGCTCCGTGAACCTTCCATAAAATTGTTAGGATCTGGGCGACCGATGTCTCTGGCAACACAAATGTCACCACTTAAAATTAATACGTCAGCATTCTGATCGTTCTTCAGATTGATATCTCCGAACTCAAGATGCAGATCGCTACAGATTGCTACTTTCATTTCACTTCCTCATAAAATTTATCCAGAGTTCCCTCGTGGATCATATGTGCTTTCTTACGACCAATTTTCATGGAGTTCCAGTGACCATTACCATTCTTTTTAGAGATTAACTTGATAACGATTCCTGATGTCTTGGCTTTCAACATCATTCCTGGCTTGTATGTCATTTACAATTACCACCAAAATATTCAATTAAAACTTCCAATGAAGGAAGCAACTTAAACTGTGAGTTATACGCATCATCTTTATGAAGATACTTACCTTCCTCAACGTGAGCACGCAGTTCTTCTTTTAGATAAGCATACTGATCTTGCAATGTTGCAAGAGTAATGCCATCGGCGACTTCGAAGGGAATAGTTAAACCTTTGTTCATAATATAATTATACCTTAATTACCAATAAATGTAAAGAACTTTATTTTTCCTCACGCCATGTCCTTGCAAAGTTATTCTTTGGTCTTTTGCAAAGGTAGAAGCACCTACACGATGTAGGTAACGATCTTTTGCAATAATTAAATCGCCCTTTTTGTATGACAATGTAACTGGGTCTTTGAGATCGCAGTCGCAGTCATCGCCAAGAAGTCCATGATGTTTTTTGCAATAAAACTCAGGTTCTTCTTTATACTTGGAATATGTCTGAGGATAATATTCATAGGTAAAATTCCCCTCAGTGAGCATTAGCGTATACGTAAACACTTCATCAAAGTAGTCAAATCTCATGTAATCGGGAAACGCATGCTCATATGGGTAACGCAACTTCTCATCATCATAGTGCCAGATGCGTGGAGTTTCCTGTGTGACGATTTGATATCCAGGTCTACTAAAACCCTTCATGTATCGAACAGCATATACACCATAAAGATCCTGTAGTTTTGTATGTAAGATTGATTGCCCAAAACTATCCGTGTCAAATGTTTCTGAATAGTTTTTCCATGCAGCGTCACGATCGAAGTTCGTTGAGATTAAATGACGATAGAAACTATTACCAAGTACGTGAATGTCCTTGTAGAATTTCCAACTATTCTCACGTTCTTTGACTTCTGCTACAATCAAGTCGCAGTCAGCGTCAGAAATGAAAGACTCTTTAATCTCAACCATAATCAGTGCACCGAAACTTCTTTTTCAGTTACAGGGAGAACTGCTTCATGGATCAGACGATTGAAGTCTTCTCTATTACCAACAAACATATTCATCAGTGCAAGTCTTGCCAGAACTACGCTGGACAAACTTAGCATATTAATCTCATAACGAATCCCAAGATCGCCAAGCATATCATCGATCTCATGGGATAACTTCTCTAGGTTTTCATCACTTATCATTTAATTTCTCCATAAATTCTGCCAACTCTTTTTGATACTGCTCCCCATCCTTGGGGTCATAATCTTCCATGAAATATTCCACATATCGCATGGCTTCAGCTGCTTCTTCTTCGGTACAGCCATAGACAGCTTGAATCTCTTCTGCAGTGATGGTCTTACAATCCTCATAGTCAATATCGATCGTGTGATCCATATCATACCACAAAGACAGTTTACCATTTACGTTATAAAACGCATACCAAGCACTATTACTCCAACGTGCGTAACTCATTACATCAAATCCTCATCATAAACTTCCATCTCCTCGTAGGAGTCCCCATCGTCCAGGGTATCGTATACTTCCTGGAGTGTAATATTTAAGAGCGCAGCGATTGTGACTGGACGGAGTCCCTCGTCCCAGAGTTTCCAAATTTCTTGGTACATATCCTTCGGTTCCCAGCGTCCAATCAATCCCATCTTAATCTCCGTAATGTCTCATAACCAACGTTGCACTTTCAATAAATCCTAAGCTATCGGATACCTCTTGAGGAGTCATACTGTCATACCCCATGGCATGATTCAGCAACTCACGTTCTAAATTAGAACAATGCTTCCTAAGCGAAGCGACCACGACTTGCTCTTCCTGTTTAATCGATAACTTAACATTCACTGACTTTAAATTAAATCCACACATAGCCATAATCCACACCTTTGATACTTTCTAAAACCCAGCCAAAATCGACTGTAAGGAAATTCTACTGAAAAACCTTATTAAAGTAAAGGATATCGTTACTGCAATTTCTCCATTCTTGTTTTCATGTGTTGCAATAGATCAAACATACGATCCACAGACATAGTTCCTGCAACACCCATATCTACATCCACTCGAACTGGAATCTTGGCAACACAAAAGGAGTCCCGCACTCTATTGGATGCTTCTTGACAATCTTTAAGCGAAGCGAAAGTATAACCCTCTGATACCCCTACCCCTGTTACAATCATCAACGCAAATAAGGTATTCATTTAAATATACTCTTTACAAAAGCATTAAGTGCACAGCCAAGGAGTCCCGCAAGGAATCCTAGCCCCAAAACGTATAGAATTACAATATGCAAATTAGTATCCAACATTAGTCTTCTCCGTAATAACCATAATCTTCGTCAGTTCCAAATCCAGCGGAAGCCATTGCAGAATCATGGTCTCCATCCATTGAATCATTGTAATAATCGTCGTCTACCTCTTCCTCGAAATACCCAGAGTCAATCTCCTCGGAGTCCCAAGATGTATAGTCGGAGTCCCTAAGATTCCCCACTACTTCCTCAGGATCCTGTCCGTCTTCCAGTGGTACGTCCATCCAATAATTAACAGTTTTAAATACACGAATAGATTTCATAATATAGCCTGAGTCCCTTAAACTAAAAATAATGCAACAATAAACAAAATCAAATATGCCCACCAAAGAACAAATGCACCAAATACTGGAGTAAAATACTGCAGCATAACATCAGCTTTATTCACGTTCCAATAAGATGCAACAATGAAGGTATGAATGCCAATATACACTATGTAAGCGGAAAGGAGTCCCGCAAGAATAGATCCCGAAAGATAACTAAACCCAAGGAATCCTAGAGCCATTACCCCCATATTCCAGAAAACCCCTGTCATCCATGGCGTATCCTCACTATCATAGTTAGAGTAAGTTTCTTCAGGAGTCCCCTTACTCTTATATGGTCTATGATAAGAAAGCACAACATCGCCAAATCTCTTATAGCCAGTGACGCCATTCTTACCGAATAACATTTTAGTGCCACCAATCTTCTTCACTACTCTAACTCTTAGTCCCATAAGGAGTCCCTTCGTTTAAAATTAGGGGTCGGGGTTTCACCGAGCATAGGGAAAAGACCCAGGAGTCCCTTTAATCCCTTCGACTCATTTTTACCCCTACCCCCTATAGCATAAATTTATCCAAGTACGCCAACGCTTTGTCACAATCGCAATCTGCAATTTCATCTGATTGCGCAAGTAAGACCATTTGCTCCAATGTATCCACCATATTCATAGTTTCTTCATCAAGACTATCTCTCCACTGCTCATAGTCCTCCATGTCCTTTAGATCCCACATGGTGTCCAATAGCTCTACTTGTCGCTTAGTCAGTCCACTAATAGTAATCATAGTATATCTCTATAGTCCTTTGCAATTGCACGTACATCACTAACACTCATGTTCAATTTGTATGCTACATAATCATAGTCATATGCATGCATACGTAGCATGTATAGTATGTCATGTATCAAGTGTTTCACTGCAGCCATAATATCCTTTCTATACAGAGGGGTAGTGTATAGAGACCCCCCTCTATGGAGACCCCCCTATGGAGGAGTCGTTAAACCAGAACACGCAAAATGCTCGCTGCAACGTAAGCCACTGCAGAGATCACACCCCAAGACCAAGCGAAATAAACAACAGTAACCAGACCGATCAATTTCAACATTTTTGTGTCCTTTCTTTCGACTACAGAGGGAGTATACTCCAATTGCAATTTTCTGTAAAGCACTTTCGCAAAAGACCCTGTACAGTGTAGGGTCATAGTGGAGTACCCCACCCCCATTAAGCAGTCAACATGTAAGTAGCCAGATCTTTCCAGTCAGTGTTGGAAGCACGAACCTTGGAAACCGAGATCAGTGTACGGAGACTGATTTCCTTGCACTCGGCACTGATTTCACGAATCAGACCCAACGCATCACGAACGATCTGCTTGTCGTACTCAGGGAGAAACTCGTCAGACAGAGCGATCGTTTCCATACGCTCGATTTTCTGCTCAGTGGTCATGGACAGATCGATCATCATGGAACGACTACGAATGGCTTGGTCAATCTTACCATCGTCCATGTTAGAGATGAAAATTACACGACCTTCGAAATTGAAGCTACGTGGCAGATCTTCGTCTTTCATATCGGCATTCCAGGAGATGATACGCTTACCGTAAGAATCAAGGGCTGATTTCAACAGGTTCAACGCAACTGGGTCTTTCAGAACAGAGTCACAGTCATCGAACACGATAATGGACTTGTTGTTTTCGAACAGAGTACGGTAGAGACCTTTAGGAGTCGAGTAACCCTTAACCATGGTGAAGCACTTGCGAGTGTTAATCACAGAGCCCACTTGGAAGTCAGCCAGATCGCTAATGTCTTTGTAACCCTTGTTTTCAAGAGTCTTGGTCACAGTGTAGGTCTTACCGAGACCACCTTCGCCAGTGATAATGGCAGAGGGCTGAACAGAGTCAGCAACCATACCGACCAACTTCTCAACAAACGAGAAACGCTGATTGATGTCAAATTTGGTAGACTTGGACTCTTCGATAGGAGTGCTACCAACGATAAGATTGAAAGGAGCTTTCACACCAGTGATTTTCTTGTAGTGAAACTCGACAACTTCCTCAAGACCACGACCAGTTTTGCCAGTGGTGACTTTCTTATCACCGAGCATAATGATAGATTTACCATCACGGAGGGTCTTAATGGAGATTTTTAGAGTATTCACAGAGTTCCTTTCACATTTCATCATAAGACTATTATACGGCAGATCTGAATTGTTGTAAAGGACTTTTTTCACAGCAAAAACTCGTTTAAAATCAACGACTTAGACTCGAAAATAACCCTACAGACTACAGGGTTATCGCTTTTCTGGTCTAAAAACATCTCAAAATCAGGATTTCTACTCTTTTTATCAACCCTAACACCGTAAGTTTACCCTAAAGTCAAATAAAAATCAAATTTATTTCACAAAAAGTCTTGCAATCAGTCTTTTTCGGTCCAAAGGTCGCCTGAAGCCACGAACTGATTCACAGGGAGAGCAGGTTTCATGGGTTCAAGGTAGATATCATTGGGATCAGTGAGTAATTCTTCGTGTTTGGGTAGGGTTTTATTACGTGCAGCCAGTTGATTTCGAGTAAGTACTTCCCATTCTCCAGGGGTTTTCTCTCGATTGGCATGTGATTTTGCTTGAGCATGAGACATATTGGCTTTCTGTGTCTCGGTAATAGTACGACCACGATTAGAGCAGGACTTTGAGCAGTACGGTCCACGCTTTTTATGCTGAGTAGAACAGTATGGGCAGGTCTTTTGGCGATAAGTCATAATAATTGCGGTAGTAGAACACAATCCTCACTTTTACTCTTTTTCATTTTCTCCTCACCTTAAATAATCCCCAGCGAGATTCCTTCATGTATTCATCTCCGTAGCAATCCACATAGAGCGATACCATTTTACCTGATACGCTGTCTCTGAATAGATTACATTTCCATTGCAAGGATAGATAAGATTTAATGGCTTTCATTACCAATGGCTTTCATCAGTTATATTGGTAGTCCACTCTCCCCAGCGATCTGCTTGCTTTACAGGGAAAGTTGCTTTAAGTATTGAACCGATACCACTTGAGTTATCCATGGTAATTGTAACTGTACCACTTGCAAGTAATAGAGTATCGGGTGGGTTCAGTGTTTCCACCAGTTCCAGTAGTTCTTTCAGTTCTCTATGATGTAGGGTTATATGTTGCATTGTTTCTCTCTTGGTAATATCGATATATTCTTACTTGCCACTCGAATCTTCTTGGTTCTTGCTCTGGGTTAGCCAGCTTATCTCCGTAGTGTTCTTGGAGTTTATTGTAATAATTGGTTACTTCTTCGTCAGTCATGGGCAAACCTCGCTTCGCTTAGAGAATAGTATATCATAATTCATTTGGCTTCCAGCTATCCCAGTCGTAGTTTCGTTTCTTTGCAAACTCTTGTTGCTTCTCATGAGTGGATAATGAATATTGAATGGTTTCTTCCGTGTTTTGTTGTGCGCCAGCATGGAGATTGAGCAGTGCAATTGACTTCATAATACCTGACTTTACACCAACGTGGAAACCCAGATCTCGTGGGCTCATTCCTTCAGTTGATAATGCATTGAGGCGATACCATTCTTTACGTAGAATATTAATCTGTTCTTTGTGTTCCATTTGAGTGTCTGTCTCTCTGTTCATCGATATTTTGGAATAATTTCTGTTCTTGAATAGTGAGTTCTTTAAAGGTTTTTCTTGGATTGGCACACATGTGGCACTTTGGATTACCACAGTTCATTGGTGATTTCTTTGCAAGTCTATGGGGATCGTCCACTGGTACGTGGTTTTGTTTGGCTATTCGAGTTTCTTTTCGAATATGATTTTCTTTTTGTTGGAGTCGCTTGGAATGTTTGATTTTGGATTCTTCGTCCATGATTCACCTCGCTTCGCTTAGTTGGATTTGTTTTCGATCTTTGTGCAGGTCAGATGATCCGTGAGTTCACAGCGTTCCATGCTACCATTTTGTGTATTGAAACGATAAACCTTATTCTCGTGGATTGTATAGGAAAACTTTGCGTTGTCCACTGCTGGCATGGATACTTGATAACCCAGCAGTGCAACCATAAGTGCTGTCAGTGCGATCATTTTTGCTCCAGTTTGTTGATTCTCAGGGATAAATCTCTGGTCTCTGATATAGATTGATTGTGTATCATTTGTAGTCTGTCATGAATACGCTTGAGTTTGATATAGACCATGACGAAACCAAGGATAAGAACAGTGGCTGTAACACCCAGTCCAGCGATTACACCAGTGATCCATGACCATAATGAACCGACCTCTGCAATGATATTGGTCAGCATGGAGTGATTGAAATTAGTCGTTTACCAAGGTCGTTGGCGAACTTTGTTGCAGTTGCTTCGTCTTTGAATAACTTAACCAGAGCTACAGTGTGTCGTTCATTGGTGTCTGGCACGTACTTTACTTTCCACATAATACATCCTTTCGTTCAAATGTTTCCTACACGTTTTCAGATAGATTGGCTTACCTGTCTTACCTTTGGCTCCAAATGCTTGTGCAAACCGATCGCATCCTTTATGTTTGCAGAGTGGAGGTGGATTATTGAGTAGATCCGCCATAGACATTGGATTCTAGCTGTCTCACTCGTTCATTGGCTTGTGCCAATAATTGTTCCAACTCTTTAATGCGTTGAGCCATCGCTAGGATGGCTTCGGTTTCTTGTTGCTGTAGGGTTTTCATTACTCAGTCATAACATCAGTTGGATTTGCAATAATCAAACCACCATTTTCATCGATGGCGTAGACTTGTCCCCAGACTGCTTCGTTACCTTGATATTCCATTACCTGTGTCTTCACTGTTGCTTTGATACCTTTGATGGTGACTTTGTCGCCTTCGTTGAATGTTGGGTTTCCGATTGACATTTCATTTTCTCCTAAAAAAATTATTTATGGCTTGTAGTAAATTATAGAATCGAGACCAATGGGGTGGATGGTGCGGACATCTACCCTGTCTCCAGTCGCAATCTGACTGGTAGTATCGTCCGCAGACTTTGCATCGATCCATTCCGTCAGTTGGAAAAGGTTTCATTTACTGGCTTCCTCGATTTCTTTGCGATATCTGTTTTGTTGTATACGTACCACGCTGACAGATGCTTTGTAAAACTCTTCTGCTGATTCAGTTGGGACTTTCATACCTGACAACTTAAAGAGTTCATCCGCTCCAATCTTATTCTGAGCATCGTTCAGAATAATTGAGATAACTTTACGCTTGGCAGGGTTCATGTCTTTGTGAGCCACAGTAATATTGAATACGTATGGTGCTTTAATTCCGTTTTCTCCTAGTGTCTTCAGCTTGGGTGCTTGTGGCAGTCTGGATGGGCAGGATGCTGCAAATGCTTCCAGTTTTGGATTCTTGGTCTTCATGGACTCATACGCTTCATAGCGATCCACGACCATGGTCACACCATTATTTCCAGCCATGTTAATCAATGCATCGTTGTTGGACTTGAAAACGATATAGCGAACTGGAAACTTATATTTCTCGCCCATTGCCAGTCCAGTCAGGTGTGCTGCATTACCGAAACCTACACCACCAATAGTCATCTCTTTGATACCTTTGACTGGTCCATTGGTAATCACTACCCAACATGCATCGCCCTGTGCGTGGATAGGGATATAATCTTCTTCCTTTACTGCACCTTTGTTTACGTTCTCAACGAATGCTGGTGCAATAATAGCCAGACTGTTCTCGTCCATGGATTTCAGTGCAATAACCTGATTACCTCCAGGTTTGAATTCAAGGATAAACTTGTAAATGTTCTGTGACTTGTTGGCTTCATCCACGATACGTAGCATTCCTGGAGTTCCAGAATGCGATGGACTGTATGGTGAGTAAATTCTAACTGTCTCTTGTGCGTATACGTTCAGACTAAACAACGCACCGATAATTAAACTGGCTAACTTCATCAACCACCTCTCCCTGCTGCTCGTGTAACTGGTTTATTTGAAGCAATACGTCCAACTGCTTTCTTGACTGCACTGCTGGCTTCTTTCTTACTCATGCCATATTCCTTCATAGCATTATTACGTGCTTTCTTTTTGGCTTTCTTAAGCAATTTCTTTGCTTCCCACTGCTCTTTAAATGTACTCATATTTTAATCTCCTGTAACAATTATACTACAACCTCGTTTATTTGTCAAATACAAAACCAAACGTATAGCTGGTTTCAGATTTTGCAAGTTCATTGCAAGATTCCATAATACCATAGTAAGTGTATTCTTTTGCAATAATACTTTCTCCCACGTTCACTGCTATAACTCTGTCTGGTTTTAATTGGCTCACAACATCACATAAACTTACATTGTATATATTTTGTAGACACGAGAATATGGTGACCTTATTTCTATCTATACTTTGGTTATGCATGAGAACGAAGTCGTCATAATAATTTCTAATTTCTGTCTGCAAACCAGTCATCTCGCCAATAAGTTCAGCTGCTATTTGTGGTGCACCTTTGGTGTCAATAACTTCAATATCATCATAAGCAGATAATAACACTTTACTTATTGCATCATCCAAATATGGACTGCCAGGAGTAAATAACACTGCACGTTCAAACAATAATTCAGAGTGCAGTTTCTTTAACTGGCTCAATAAGTTTATGGTTGCTTTGGCAGGATCTCTATCTGAATCCCATATATTAAGAACTGTATAATCAACACCCATATTATGTATTATCTTATATCCTGCAGGTGCATTCTTTTCGTCATTACTAACCATAATGCCGATCCAATTTTTGTTCTGCTTCAGACTGGTTACTATATCACGAAACTCTTGCGTTACAGTTGCGTTGGTAATTGGTAAACCAACTCTGCTTATATCATATCTACTCATCGAATTTAATCTTATTCAAGATTGGATCGTCTGGATGTTCTTCCTTCATTCTCTTGATAAAATCAACTACCTTTTGCAGCACGATAAACCCAAACAACTGTGGTATAAATGCATGCAATAACATTGCCAATGCCCAAATAATAAACACCAGTGCCATGTGCAATGCCCAGAACATGTGTTTAAAATAGAACAACAATCCTGTCGTTGTTCTGGAATATTTGGCTGCTTCTTTTAAATGATTTTCAAACCACATATTAGTATTCAGTTATGTTTAGGGTTTTCATAAAACTTAAAGTATCCTCGTAGGAAGATTCTCTAACACACAAACTTAATATAATTCTTTCTTCATTACATGGATTGACTACGCAATGTTCTTTCTTAACATTTAAAATTGTAGGTTTACCGATGATGTATTTAACTGTATGTGTCTTATAATATATGATTTCTTTAACATCATACATTGGTTTTCTGTATAATGCAACTGCATTATCACCTTGTTTGATTACAAAGTTAATGGAGCATTTCCTAATGTCTTTGTCGATATGCCAATTATAGAATGTGTTTGGTGGATTCTTAATCCAGAGAGCAGTAACTTCTCCTATGTTTTGCTTGAGTATTTGCATAAACTTGCTATCGTTAAACGAACACTTAGTTCCACGAAAATCATGTGGATGAAAATGTTCTTTGTAGGTAGCATTTAAAGCATCTGCGAACAAAGCTGACGATAATGTGGGATAATTTTCGAAACAGTAATAAAGATCTTCCATTATTTCTCGCAATAAAATGTAACAAAACTAAATCTACTATTAATTATTTGAATTGACTTGAATCCTATATCTTTAAGAGTTTGCATATACCATTCAACTGGCATCAAATTCATATATCCTTTTAATTTTTCTTCTTTCCCATATATGTATTCGTTGGTCACACCATTGTTGCGTTTGAAGTCATAATACATTTCTTTAATAATTTGATCCTGCGGTGTCTTGTCTGATAAAATAAACACACCATTGTGTTTCATATTATCGTATATATCTTGAATGTATTGTTTACGCTCATCGACAAAATGTAATGTCCAGTTTGCCAACACCATATCATAATTTCCTTTTGGCAGCTTACTTGACATAACTACTTTATGTTTGTATAAACTGTTTGTAATCATTTCTGCTGAGTTATCAACACCAGATATATTTTTGAATCCGTCTTTTACAAAAATATCCATAGTGTGCCCCAGAGCAGAACCCACATCAATAATAGAGATGTTTTTATCAAACTTTTTGTTGGCGACTCCAAGACACATACCAAGAACTCTCTCGTAATCTGGTATATTGGTCATTGCTTCTTGCTGGAATCGTTTTGCTACAGAATCATCAAAAGACCACTGGGGTGTTCCAGGAAGTTCTTTAAACTGTGAGGATGTGGTATTGGATTGTAAAGAAACTTTTTTAGTTTCCTGTTTTTTAAATCTACCGATGTATCTCTCAACTGTAATCGTGGACGCATCTTTGGAGCTATCAGTTTTATAATCATAAATCGGTGTATTGTATGCATCTAAACTTGAATTTATTTTTTCTGGTTCAAGTTTACCACCATCGTTAACGAATCCATTTTCATGTAAGATAAATGATACTGCTTTAAATCCAGCAATAGCAGTAAATCCTTCAGAATATCTGTAATTACTTTCTGGTGTTTCTTTTGGAACAACCATTCTGTATGGCTTAAACTCAATTCTTGGGTATACTGGTTCTTCTACTTCCATAGATTCAATAATGATATATTCATTTGCTACAAGACTCATATGTCTAATAAGTTCAATTACATCAGTGAATCCATGAATCACTCCTGCAGCTATAATTATATCGTATTTGTCATTCAAATAAGATGCGTCTCTTAAAAATTGTAAAGCATCCTTTTCAATTATAGAAAAATTTGTATGATATTTCGATAACATCTGACTAGATGAACGTGCGAACTCTTTTTGTAATTCAACACCAGTGTAATTTTTAGCACCATTCATTAATGCCCATTGACCATATGCACCATAACAACTACCAAGATCTAAAATGGTTTTACCTTCGATTAACCATTTAGGTAAACTCACCTCACATCGTTTAGTCATAGTTTCATAATTAACCTGAACCATGGAACGATCTTTTCTTGGATCGGCATCAACAAATTCTTTATACTTCTCGAAGAACATCATACCTCGATACTCCCCATTTTATATACTTGTTGTTCATTCTTCTCAAGTTCTTTAATGAAGTCTGAGTGCTTCCAATGAATATTGGATACAACTGCGTTTCTATAATCATAACGTGCGTTATCATAATCAGTCGGCTCAACGAAGTGAACCAGATAACCTGGATGAATAACCATCAGTCCACGTTCAACAGCAATGCGTTTGAATGGTGTAAATTGATTGTGCCACATAACACCACCACGTGGATCAAGTAACACCAAATTACCTGCGTTGCGTTTAGGTACTGTGAGATAGATAATACCTACACCCAAAGTCTGGGCATGCTTGTGTGGTGAAATGCGATACACACTGTTCTGTTTGATATCTCTGAAGTAACCCTTCGAGCAGAACAATGGTGGCAATGGCATCTCAGTTAGTGGGCGATAGTATTTGTCTGTTAACTCAACAAACTTTTTCTCTACTTCTCTAAAACTATCAGGTAGATCTGGTAGTTCCCATATATTAGTTTTGTTAAATGTAGCAGGTGATCCTGGCTTCAACAAATATTTCGTATCAGCTTCCAGTTGTTGAATAAATTCTTCAGTGAATGGTCTGGCTGTGACGACTGGTGTCTGCCAAAGATTATGTACCTCATCAACAACTTCATCGTTATGTCTTACATAAGTGATTGGTTTCTGTTCCATTGATTCCATTATATTCCTCTCAATAGGTTCATTACTCGATCTCTACTGCCAAGATAATCTACTTCAGTTTGCGGTGTAGTAATAAATCTTCGCTTTCTATTTTCTTCTTGCAACAGTGGTTCTGTTCTCCAAAAATATTCTGGATATCCTACATTTTTTGGTCTCCTGTCGCACCCCATTATTCTTGCTTTATTAACTGCACTGTCGAAATTTAAATCATATTCTTTTATGTAGCTATAAACAATCTGCGGATTCCATTCCAGAAAGTTTATCGGCATTTCTGGATTGAGTTGGTGACTAACTAAAAAAGGTAGGTGGGTGTAATAACCATCCTCAACGATCCTGTAGTCGTCATACTTATAAACATCCTGGCTAGTTTTCTTCATCTGCGATAAGACCAGATCTGGGTAATGTGTATAATTACCCGAACCTGTTGTCAAAACACCACCATTTTTCTTAGCATATTCAGCACACTGGTTTATCGCATATACACCTGGAAACCAACGCACACCAAACATGCGTGACTGTTTAATCAATCCATCACAGAATTGTTTGATTGATTGTTTAATTATTATTGGTTCTCTGTTATTCGCCTTACACCATTCAATAGCCCACCAAACATCTAGTTCGTTTAGATCTTCTGCTTTGAATATAATTGGTTGAAAGTGAATCTTGTTTCGTAGGAATGTATTTGCCACATACTCGGAGTCTATTCCTCCGCTCATTGCTACGTATATTTTACCGTAAGTTTGATATAATTCTTTTGCAACATTATCTGATGCTTGCGTAAAATTTATATCTTCTTTGGCTAATGATGTTGGTTTCAGCTTTACTGAGAATGTAGCACGCTGATTGACTATGCTGTAATCATAATGTACCCAGTCGTCACTACCATAACGAAATTTCATGTTATTTTCCAAACAATGCTTTCCGTGCGTCTTTAAAATAAAAAGTTCCAGGATTATTAACTCTAAGTGTTAACATCGCACGATGCTGATTCGATTTGTTTACCCAACGATGCCATATATCTGTGTTGAACAATATAACATCATTTTGTTTAGCGCACATATGTTTAACTGGTTTGTGTTTAGTTTCATCGAAATCATCAAACTCTCGTGAGTCGATTTTTTTCGCAGCTTTCACACCACCAACTTTATGTTTCTCGGTAAGGTCAACTAGATCTGGGGAATAACCTGGAGAGATAACATCTGGATACCAACTTGTAGTGCACTTATCATCAAGAACTTTAACAGCAAAGTTAATACTGATTCTGTGATCTCTACCATCTTTATGCACAGGTGATTTATATCCACCATTTGTATAAAATATTGATACACGACGTTTCATTAAATCAAGATATGGAAGTAATTGTGTTTCTTCCAATATCTGTTGTCCTGTTTCGTCATCAAATGTCAGAAATCTATCATGATCGAATTTATAGTTTTCCAAATGGTAATTGCATAAGTCAATTACTTTCTGTGCTGCTGGATAAGTGAATCTAATATAATAAGGACTACAGTCCTCCAATATAGTAAACATACTACTCCTTTAATCGAACTCTAAATGCTAATGAGTATCTAAAACATTCTGCCCATTCAGCTACAGGTCTGGTTGTGTGTAATGTCCTACCATCATAAAGGATGATTCGACCTGGAAGTGTTGGGATTGTTGCGTATGGGAAGCCAACAGAGAAACCTCTGGATTGTCCCCATCCTTTTTGGAACTGCTGATGATCGCCTGTTGGATCATCGTTCTCATAGAATATATTTTCACCGAACCACGTTGGATGCCAAACTGGATTGGCTAGGTATAGTAACGTGTAGTTTCTGGTTTCATTCATATCGATGGTGTCACGATGAACACCATGAGATCTTTTAATCTCTTCGTTACCTTGCACGTTCACATAAACACGCTGCAAGAAATTTGGATTATTTTTAGACCAGCATCCTTCTTTATCGCCATCAATGATGAATCTATTACCGAGATGCTTGTTTATTTCTTTCCAGAGTTTGTAGATTGGTCGATGACGAAACTCTAAATCATTCTCAGAGTTGCCAAACGTAACCCTGTGCATGAACTGACTATTCCATGATGGAAGGTCTTTATTGTTGTATTCTTTTTTGTTTTCTTCTGGGAAATATGTTACAACAGTGCCAACTTTTGGATAGTTGGCATCCTTCATCATGGCATAGTGCTCAAGTCCACGGATATATTTCCAAACTTCTTCTTGCTGCTGTTTTGATATCACATCATCGTGTACTTCGTACTTAAATTGTTTTTCCATAATATCCTCACATAGTAGTATACTACTATTTATGCAGCTTGCATGAACGACTTATATCTGTCAGCAGCATATGATGCAGCAAATGCTTTTGGTTTCACCATAGGAACTACGTTACACATTCCTTTGATGTAACCAACTGCTTCGTTTATCACACAAGATGATCCATACATTTCATCTGGGTTAATATCCAAATGAACTTGCACTTCTCTATCTTCTAGTACGTCATGAATTTTGGTGTATAGATCTGCAATCTTATAAACTTCATTCATAAGACGCATACGTGGTCTATCACGTTTCTGATCCCAGTCACGTTCACGTTGCACTTCACCAAAAATCTTACAGCCATTGTTTCCATTGATATGGACAACAACAACCATAATGTAATCTGCGTACCAATCTTTTCCAATTAAAAATCGTTCAGAATCTCCACCGATATAAACTTTTGTTTCTGGAGTCTGTGCCATGATGAAATCTCTAACTTCATCAATGTCAATTGCTTTACGCATATTACACCTCTATTATTAGAATGGAGCGGAGTGAGAGAATCGAACTCTCAACCGAAGATTGGAAATCTGCTGTTTTACCATTAAACTAACCCCGCATTGGGTGCAGGGTTTTCACCTGCTGCTAATCAAACCTTTCGGTGATTAATCTGCCACCTCTTTATATTCAGTGGACTTTTCTGGCATCCCGATAGGGACTCGAACCCCAACCAACAGTTTTGGAGACTGCTATGCTGCCATTACACCATCGAGACATTTGGTGCCCACGGAGAGACTCGAACTCCCGACCTCCTGATTACTAATCAGATGCTCTACCAACTGAGCTACGTGGGCGATTTGGTGGAGGATGAGAGAATCGAACTCTCAATCTCGGCTTGCAAAGCCGATGTTATCCCATTTAACTAATCCCCCAATTATTTTGATCTTGGAGTAGTACAACTATCACTCCAAAGATCTTGTGCTTGTTTCTTATATTCTTCTAATTCATCAGCCATTTGCATAGTAGCTAATCTTTTTGCTTCTGACTTACTCACAACATCATCTCGTTGAAAGATTGCATTCCAACGATTATCATATTCATCTTGTGTTACACTAAATGGTCTTGGTTTACTTCCTTTGCCACCATCAGTCATCTTCCTTGTCCCCTATATTTCTTGTGAGTCTTTTTAGATTTATTTAAGGTGCTTGTTTTACTTCCATTCTGGGAAGTTTTCTTAACAACTCTTTGATGCTTACTAACACTGCCTTTACCTGCCATGTTATCTCCTTTTATATATTGGCTCCGAAGGGTGGGATCGAACCACCGACCAATTGATTAACAGTCAACTGCACTACCGCTGTGCTACTTCGGAATAAACTTTGGTGCCCCATGAGAGAATCGAACTCCCGTCCTCGGATTACAAAACCGATGTTCTACCATTTAACTAATAGGGCTATTATATATTGGTCCGAGTGGAGAGATTCGAACTCCCGACCCTCTGGTCCCAAACCAGATGCGCTACCAGACTGCGCTACACTCGGATAAAACTGGTGGTGATGGTTGGATTCGAGCCAACGACCTACTGCGTATGAAGCAGTTGCACTACCACTGTGCTACATCACCGAAATTTGGTGCCCCAAGCGAGACTCGAACTCGCACACCGAAGTACTGGCTTCTAAGACCAGCGTGTCTACCAATTCCACCATCGGGGCTAACATTGTTGAAAGTACTGTTGTATGTTTAAGAGTCGGATAATAAAGACTCTCCTAATCGCATCGTTCACGTAGCGTCAGCAAGCTACTATTTCCTAGATATCGGGCTGACTTGATTAGGATGGTGATCTTCCATAACAGTTTGGATTGCTTATTCTTTCGCACACACTTTCAACAATGCCCTCTGTCCCTACACAGAGAACCTTGTGTCTTGCTAATGTTGGACGACGATCCTCAGGTCTTGACATCCGTATGCGAAGTCCACCATCACTCGCATATTTTTAATGATGGGACTTACACCCACCTCGCAGAAGTGTGGATAACAGAATAGGGATTATCTGTCATAGCCATTGCGGGACTAATTTCTGGTTGCGGATGATGGACTCGAACCACCAACTGCAGCGTATGAGACTGCTGAGATACCTTTTCTCTAATCCGCTATTAACCTGCATTTCTCGTAATAAAATTCATTCGCATCTTACGAGAATCAAAAAACTTTTCTACTACACGTTTGACCACACTTGGATCAAACTCTTTACAACTAAACACATCTAGGTATATATGTCTATCGTGATCAATAAAATGTCCAGTGATAGATGATGTAGTAATCAACTGCATCAAACTATACCCTTCTTTATCAGGATCTCCTGGACAAAGAAATTCAATAATTGGCTCACCATGAGCAACCATATCAATTTCCTTCACCAATGTCTTGACAAAATTATAAATGTTTTGCTTATCTTTGATCGAATCAACATCACATTCAGAACAATCAAGCATTAAGTGATAACCCCAATACATATTTTCCTTTCACTAACTTGGCGACTCGTGGGAGAATCGAACTCCCATGATCGGATAGACAATCCGACGTAATGACCATTATACGAACGAGCCAAATAATTTGGTGGGTGCTCTCCGATTCGAACAGAGAAGGCACTAAGACAAGAGATTTACAGTCTCCCCCCGATACCATTACGGGACTAAGCACCCATGATATTAGTTTTGCTGACGCACTATTTGCTATGCTCAACGGAATTAGCTGCAGCATTTACCGTTTATGTACATAGTTACTCAGGCATGATCAAGCCCATGGCTTACATCAGCAAAACTAATACCACATTTAATTGCACTGGGATGTTTGGCAACAACTACCACTCGGTAGCTAACCACGTCATCGTCTGACGATTGGTTCCCATCCACATTACGTTCCAACTAACTCCAGCGTGACCACCGTATCCGTCCATAGACTTCGTTTCCATCTTTCCTGATACATGACGCACCCATCTCCGTCGAGACAGCCAATGCTCATGCATCCTACTGGTTTGGTAACCCAATGCAATTAAATCTGGTACACGATAGGAGAATCGAACTCCTCTTCCTGCCGTGAAAGGGCAGTGTCCTAACCGATAGACGAATCGTGCATTTCAATCAAGAACATTAATTATACATGATACTTGAATTAAAGTAAAGCAATATTTTATTGCAACATCTTGGAGTGAGTGACAGGACTCGAACCTGCATGAAACGGATTTGCAATCCGTCGCCTAACCATTCAGCAGCACACTCACATATTCTGGTACCCCTGCTCAGATTCGAACTGAGAACAACTTCTCCTTTTGAGAGAGACGACTTTACCAATTTGTCCACAAGGGCATTGGTGGGCTGAGAGAGAATTGAACTCTCACTCAATCGATTATGAGTCGACTGCTTTACCATTAAGCTATCAGCCCAACAACTGGCACCCCCACGAGGAATCGAACCTCGATTCGCAGTTTAGAAGACTGCTGCATTATCCATTATACTATGGGGATAAACTTGGTGCGAATGGTCGGACTCGAACCGACAAGCCGAAGCGGGAGATTTTAAGTCTCCTGTGTTTACCAATTTCACCACACTCGCAAAAACTTTGGCGGAAGATGTGAGAGTCGAACTCACTCAGCTGCTTTCACAACTGTACGGATTAGCAATCCGCTGCATTACCATCCTGCCCATCTTCCAAAACTTTGGCACCCAATGAAGGAATCGAACCTCCACTTCTGCGTTCGTAGCACAGCGTGATCATCCATTTCACCAATCGGGTAAATTTGGCGGAAGCGGTGAGATTCGAACTCACGGACCATTTCTGATCGTCTGTTTTCAAGACAGGTGCAATAAACCAGACTCTGCCACACTTCCATATTTGGTGGGACGTGAGAGACTCGAACTCCCGACAGCCTGCGTGTAAGGCAGGAACTCTACCAACTGAGTTAACGTCCCATAATAACTGGAGCAGGATATCGGGTTCGAACCGATGACATTTTCGTTGGCAACGAAACATTCTACCACTGAATTAATCCTGCATAAACTTGGTACCCGATAGTGGTAACGATCCACTCACCTATCGCTTATCAAGCGATTGCTCTACCACTGAGCTAATCGGGTATGGTGCTGCCTAGTAGAATCGAACTACTTTCCGAGGTTCTTCAGACCCCTGCTATGACCACATCAGCTAAAGCAGCATTGGGGTGTTTAATGAGGATTGAACTCATACTATCTCGGTCACAGCGAGATGTGCAGACCACTACACTATAAACACCATAGTAACTTTGGTAGGAGCACAGAGAATTGAACTCTGATTTGCTGGTTAAAAGCCAGCTACTTTACCATTAAGTTATACTCCCATATTAAAACACACTACATCCAGTCCACGGACACTCTTGCGAATGCGACTCATACTTACAGACCCACTGCAATATGTTTTAATATGGCACCCGAAATAAGAATCGAACTTATACTAACAGAGTCAAAGTCTGCTGTGCTACCACTACACCATTCGGGAACATTTGGTACGCAAATTTTTAAAGAACAGATGGGACGATGCCCTAAAAACAAAAAACCCCTGGATTTTCATCGCAGGGGTTTTGGAAAACAAACTTTGTATTAGTTTACTTTACAAAACCCCCAGTGTCTAACTCAATCGCAAATGTATACTGTGGGCGTGAGCATGACCATCCACTATTAAGTGGTAGATGCTTTCTGCCTAAGGATATCATTTTCGAGTTCATGTAAGAATTATACACCTTTTCTGAATTAAAGTAAAGCACTAAATTTAATAACCCTACTTCTTGCAGGGTTATTATTTTCAGCCAGTAATCTATTTAGTCAAATTTTACCTGTGTTTTGAATAAAAGTAAAATAAATGTGAAAAAATCTGTTGTTATCGGACAACAGAAAAACCGACGTCTGTTTAGGTAGTACGCTTACCTTAAATTATTGTTGTTTTCGGACAACAATCAAACCGAGAATGGTTATCACGCTTCTTGTGCTTTCGCTGCGTGCTTCGCCATTCTATCTGCGATGTATGTGTAGTGTTTCATTGTGAGAGTGTCTCCATCATCACTTTCTTGCACAACTGCATCTACCAAGTGTACGATATCATCGTCACTCTTTGCATATGCCATTGACCAAGATAATAGACGATGCAACAAATTGTGATCTATACAAATAGTTCCATCATCCATTTTTTCTACAACAATGGTTTTTACCATTTTTTTCATTTTCGTTCTCCTTAAATTATACGCCAACCATCTCTAAACAATAATCTTACCGTTTCATTGGAAACTTGTATGATGCAGTTTTGATATCCATCGATCAATGTTCCATCATCTGTAGTAATTGTAATTTTACGATTACCCAGTGGTGGTTTCATTTCAGCTTTAACAATAATAACTTTACCCTTTACAGGATTTGTTGGTAATGTTATTGTAGTAGCTTTTTCTGCATCAACACCAATATAACAATCATCTTCAGCAACGTTGTAAGATTCGCTTACAAGTGTAGCATTTAAAATACAGTTTGAATCGTCTTCTCCTGTGACGGAAATAAGACCATCCTCTGTTACTTCAATTCCGCTGCCGATTTGAACAACACCTAACTGATTCTTTGAAGCAATCTCAACATCCAAAGATACTGGCAATACACCAGTTGGTTGTATGGGAGATGGCTCAGGATTCTGCTTTAATGCTCTTCCAGCAAGGACTGCATTTGGCGGTCTAGTGTAAGACATCTATTTCTCCAATTAAATAATATTCCACTTACCATTACGGAACACAACTGAGAGACTTGCATAGCTAGTCAATGTTTTTGTCGCAGTTCCATCAATAAATTCAGCACCAGTACCCTTTACAGTTGTGTTACCAGATGCAGCTTCATTTTTAATAATGTATGTTTTGCCAACAACACCTGCAGGTAATGTAATTAAAGCAGGGGTGGCAGTAACACCAATATATTCATCAGTGGCTGTTGCTGTGTAGTTTGTAGCAGTTCCAGTTGTTTTAAGAATACCTTCAGTTGCTGCAGATATTGTTACAACACCACTTGCAGCAGATAAACTAATGTTATCTCCAGCTAGAAGTTTGTAAACAACTGGTGTTCCATTGAGGGTTATGGCAGTGGTTGCATCAATCTCATCAAATGTAACATCAGATGTAATTTCAATGCTTTGTGGAATGGATATGATACCATTTAAATCAACGTTAATATTGGATCCAACTTGAAGTTGACCAAGATCAGTTGTCGTTCCTATTGGGACTAGATATGACATATTTTATCCTTATAAAATTTTCCACTCAACACCAGAATACACTAGTGCCAATGAACCATATGGGACGTTGATAGTTGCAGTGGCTGCGCCATCAATAGTTCCTGCTGCTGGAGTAATGGTGATTGGATTTGGATTATTTGCCAAACCCAACCCATCTTTAATATTAAATACACGACCTGTAACTCCAGCTGGTAGTGTCACTGCAACTGGTACTTGTGGGGTTACTTCAACTGAAACTACATCATCATCATTAGTCACTGCTACTGGAGTTGTGGTTGCAATACGAACTGCCAGAGTTTGTATGCCAGTTGCTGATATGGTAATTTGATTTGAACCTGTTCCCGATGTCGGCGAAACAGAAATACCTGTTCCCGCAAGAATCGAGGTAGGATTATTTGAATAAGACATATTGTTTCCTTAATCTTTTAGAGCTTAATGTTTAACAAAATCAGAAATCATAATACCGAGAGAAACTGCAGAAGATAGCAAAGCAAATGCTGCTGTTGTAATAGTCTTGAGAATATAAGATCGCAGATCGCTTTCTCTACTTTCAAGTTTAATCTGTCTGTCTTCAATTTCATCCATACGTGATTGAATGGAATCGTGTCTCTGACGAGAAAGAATTACATGGGCAGCAAGATTCTCGCCCTCGATGCTCTCTGGAGATTCAACCTTAGTTTTGGTGAAGATTAACATCACACAATACTCCACGCATCTCCATTAAAGATTACGGTGATGCTACCAAACGATGTGTTAATAGTGGCAGTGCCAATATCAACATTTTCACCTGTTCCTTGAACTATAATTGGTGTTGTTGGTGATGCATTACCATCACAATCCTTAATGATATACACAGTTCCCGTAATTCCAGTTGGTAGTGTAATAACTACTTGTCCTGCATGAGTTACACATAAAAAATAATCTGCAAGTGTAGCAGTATACTCTGGTGTGGTGACTTCAGTTACAGGAACTGGACTTGGTTTTGCATAGTTAACGACATTGATAACATCGTTATCATTACCACATGCTGTAGTAGGTAAAACTGGGAATGGTGGGAATGGTGGAAAATAAACCAATGGATTAATTCCCTGATATTGACTTTGATCCATACAAGCTCCAAACACACCCACCGAAGTGGGTGTTTGTTAGATTATCTAATGTTAGTGTTGGTGTTAACTGGGTTAGCAGTTAGAGTACCAGAACCTACATTGATTGCTTCATTGTTGGAACGAATAGATTGTGCAAGACCCCAGATGGCATTGTATAGGTGGCCATACTGTTGTTGTTGCTGCTGTTGTTGTTGCATCTGATTGATGTTGTTAGTTGTAGTCACTTCAACACCACGAGTGCGTTCTGCTGTATCGAAACGTGCTTGTAAAGCAATTACTGCTGCGTTAGCATCAGACAACTGACGATTCAATGTTGCTTCGTATTGAGCAGTAATCAATGCACGAGTTTTGTCGCCATCATTGTTGATGTCTTGTGCCAACTGGTAACGATTTTCCATTACTTGTTGCTGAACACCATTCAACTGCTGAGCAAGAACCATAGTACCAGAGTTAACTGCTGCTTTAGTGTCATCAATACGATTCGCAAGTGATGAAGTCACATTGTTCAGTTGACTTGTAATACCGATAGTTTGAGTTGCTTGGCTCGCTTCCATTGCTGCTGTACCAACTGCTACTGCTTTATCAACAGCACCAACTGCTTGCATCAATGACATGTTAGCCGTTACTTGCTCTGGTGGTGAACGAAGAGCTGCACCTGCTGCTCCACCATCTGCGCCGAAGAGATTTCCGTTGTTGCGTAGTAGAGAACCGAGGATAAGACCACCGATTAAACCACCACCTCCACCGAAAAGACCATCGTTGCTGCCACCCATTAACATACCTGTTGGGGATAATACTTCTGCCATTTTACTTCCTTTAAAACTTTATGAGATTTTACTACAGTGGTAGGGATACCACGTTCTAGCATGATGAATTGACGTCATTCAATGGGAAAGGTCGTGAACCTCGCCCTCTAGAACTACTTATAAAATGTAAGTGGAAAGTTTTACTTCAGGATAAAAAGTAGTGACGACTCACTATTTTTATGCAGCGAAGGAAGAACCGCATCCGCAAGTTTGCTTTGCGTTGGGATTTGTGATTTTGAACGCTTGTTCAAATGCTTTGGTTTCATAATCAACTGTTGCACCAGTCAAATATTGCATGCTCATATAGTCTACGACTACATTGTCTATAAGAAAATCATCTTCTTCTTTGTCTGAGAATTCAAACGTGTATGAATATCCAGAACAACCACCACCTTTAACAGCGATGCGAAGATAACTTTCTTGATTTTCAGCAAGTAAGTCTGTGATTTTGTTTATTGCGTTTTCTGTAACTGTAATCATTTACATGAACACTTTAGTTCGTAGTCTTTAACTGCTGCTTTAATTGCATCTTCTGCTAAAATCGAGCAGTGAATTTTAACAGGAGGTAGTGCAAGTTCGTCAGCTATCTGGCTATTTTTAATTTGGGATGCATCTTTGATAGACATACCCTTAACCATTTCTGTTACCAGCGATGACGAAGCAATTGCACTTCCGCAACCATATGTTTTAAACTTGGCATCAGTAATAATACCATTATCGTCAACCTTAATTTGGAGTTTCATTACGTCACCGCATGCTGGTGCACCAACCATTCCAGTTCCAACTGTTGGGTCGTTTTTATCCAAAGAACCCACGTTGCGTGGATTCTCGTAGTGATCGATAACTTTGTTTGAATATGCCATAAGAACTATTTATAACTTCTTATGTGTTCTATATGCAACTGGCTTCATTCCAACGGAATTCATACTATCAACACGACTTTTATTATTGATAGAAACAAAACTAGACAAATGAGACGCACCCAGTTTTTTACTGGATTCTTCTAAAACTTTATAGCATAGTTTATTCACACCCTGTCTACGATAATCTTTATGTGTGAAACTTAGAATTATCCAACCACAGTTTATGTCAGGTTTATACTCCCAAACAATACCACCTATAACAACCCCATGTTTTTCAACCCAAATAATTCTACTATCATTGTTAAAGGTAATAAATGGAACTGCCAAATTAGATTGTATTAACTCAGCATATGTAGTTAGAACTAATGGCAAAGCAGGAGTCATTGCCAATTTTTCTGATGAGTGCACAACGAAGTTCTCGTTCATTTTAATAACCCTATGTCTTTCCTGTAACGATATTGCCCCAAATATTGATTATCAAGATAATCGTAAATAATTTTACTGGCTTTTTCTTTGGTTTCTGATACAGCAGTCAATACTCCATGTTTTAATCCATCAGCAAAATGATCTTTACTATATGTTATATTACTTGGGATATCTTTTAAATCTGGTAAGTCGTAAGCTGGGATTGTCCAGTCATAGTGTTTATTAATTAATGAAATAGTTACAGCTTGCTTACCATTAAATTTAATTTCTGGTAATCTATAATCACAGCTAGCATCAAGAAATAATCTTGCTAGATCGTTCTCTATACACTCAACCATCACCTGCAATTCTGGATCACCACTTCTGGTATTAATCTCCAGAATCATCGGAGTTCCATCTTTTCTAACACCAATTCCCAAGAATATAAACCCACGATACATAAGATTCAATTTCTTGAAATGTTTGTAAATTTTATCAGCGTATTCGTGAACAATCTTATCAACGTCTTGAGTTGAATATGCGCCACAACTTACGGAGTTATACCCCACATCGCCATCATCAATTTTCTTATAATCTCTGGCTGCTCCAAAGAATCTCCAAGAATTATAATTGAACAGCGCATGATATGAGTATTCTCTTTCCAACTCAACAAATTCTTCAACAACAACACTCGCATTATCTTTTATATGATACAGACTTTTACCGAACAAAGAGTTATAAACATCTTCTCTATTT